ATCAATATGACGCTCGGCGTGTACGTTTCGGCGGTTCAGGACCGACTTTCGATGCGTGATGTGCTTCCCCGTGACCACGTGGCGCGGATGGACTTTTCTGGGTTCACGCGTGGGGATTCCAAGACCCGCATGGAGACATACAAGATCGGTCAAGAGGTCGGCGCGTATGTCGGTGACGAGGTCCGAGAAGCGGAGTACAAGCCGAACCTGACGGCTGCGCAAAAGGCCGAGATATCGCAACAGGCCAAACCGACACCCCAGGGGCCGAAAATGAGTATCGATGACGCCAAGTTCGTCCATTCCGACGTGCACGCCGAGCTGGCGCGCGAGCGGGAGAAGCGCGAGCAATTGGAGCGGGAAGTAACCCGGCTCGCTGAGCTCGTCGAGAAGCTGTCGGCACGTGCCGATCAAATGAACGGCCAACCTGATCGTGTCAATTTCACCGCGGCTACCGACAACACGGTGCGCGTGTCGTTCGCGAGCGACGCTGTTGCGGCTACATTCCGCGTCAACGCGGAAAAGCGCACCATTTCTGGCCTGATCATTCCGTGGAATAAGGTCGCTAGGTCTGGGTTCAGCAAATGGAAGTTCGCTGAGGGCTCCCTGCACTGGTCGTCTGAGGCCAGGATTAAGCTGAACCTCAACCACAATTTTGAACAGGCTATCGGGCTCGCAGTCCGGTTGCAGTCCACATCGCAAGGTTTGGACGGCACGTTCAAAATCGCCCGTGGAGAAGAGGGAGACCGGGCGCTCTCGCTGGCTGAGGACGGCGTCCTTGATGGTTTCTCCGCCGAAGTGGTTTTCGACGATGACGCGGGCGACGACTGGCAAGCCGATCCGTCCGACGAGTCAATCCGACTTGTGCGTCAGGGAACGTTACGCGGCACCGCATTAACGGGCTTCCCCGCGTTCGACGACGCACGGGTGACCAAAGTCAATGCCCAGAGAGAGGGGACCGGCGACATGACCGCGCCGACCAGGACACAGCCGGCACCGGGCGCGGCCACGCCGCCACCGGAGGACGGTTTCGCAACGTTCATGGCCACGCTCGCCGAGAAGATCGCCGAGTCACAGAAGGCCGCAACCGAGGGTCTTGCCGACAAGATCGGCGAGATGCTGTCGGAGGGCGTGAAGGCCGCGCTTGAGAACATTCACGACCCCCAGGCGGACGGACCGCAGCCCGTGCGCGCGGCGCGCTGGACGGTCACCCGTGAGGCCCCCATCTACAGCCTCAACGGTCAGGGTCCGTCGCTCGTGCGCGACGCCTGGCACGCGGAGTTCAACCACGACGATGACGCGGTGATGCGCATCCGGAAGTACCGCGCGCAAACCGAGGACATGGCCAAGGTTGCCCACGACGCGCTGAGCTTCCAGGTTCGAGACAACCTGCTCGGCTTCACCACGTCGAGCACGGCCAACGCGGCGGCCGTCATCCCGCCCGGCTATCGGCCGGATCTGTTCGTGCCGCAGCTCGCGCAGGGGCGCCCGTTCGTCAACAACGTGAGTCAGGGCGTGATCTCGAACGCAACCCCGTTCGTGGTGCCCGTGTTCGGTTCGGCTACCGGCGCGACCGCTGATCACGTTGAGGGTGTCAACCCGACCGACGGCACGCTGGCGTTCACGACCAAGACGGTCACGCCCGGCGCGGTCTCAGGTCTGCTCAAGCTGACCCGCGAGATCGCCGACTCGTCGAACCCGGCGATTGACCAGATCGCGCTGTTTGCGATGCGCGAGAGCTACGCCCGCCAGACCGAGGCCAAGGTTTACACGCTCCTGAACGGCGCGAGTGGTCAGGGCGGCGTGATCACGGCCGGGTTCGTTCCGTCCGGTGCACAGGCGTCCGCCGTGACCGGCGCGGCCGGCGGTTTCGCGCCCGCGGGTGTGGCGCTGCTCGACGCGATCCGAGCGGCCATGGCCGTCTATCCGTTCCGGCGCTTCGCGGCCCCGGACGTGACTCTCATGTCGCAGGAAGCCACGAGCTCGTTCGCTGCCGCGAAGGACACGACCGGGCGCCCGTTGCTGCCCAGTGTGGGCGCCACCAACGCCGCCGGCGTGGGTAACGCGCTGACTCAGGGTTGGTTCGTCGATGGCCTGGCGCACGTGCCCGCGTGGGCGATCACCGGCAACGCCGCGGGTGACGCCGATACGTTCATGTTCAGCCGTGCCGACGTGTGGGCTTGGGAGTCGCCCATTCTCACGTTCCGGTACGAAGAGCGTTCCGGCCCGGCCGTGATCGATCTGGCGCTCTTCGGGTACTTCGCAACCCACCTGCTTCGTCCGGTGGGGTTGTCCTCGGTTCGGCTCACGGTTACGCCGTAAGCCATGGCGGATGAGCTGGCGACGTTGCGCGCTGAGGCTGAGTCCCTCGGCGTGCACGTCGATGGCCGCTGGGGTGCTGAGCGTTTGCGGTCTGAGATCGCAAACGCTCAGTCCGAGCCTGCCGACGAGCTCGACGACGAGCCGGCCGACGAGCTCGACGACGAGCCTGCCGACGAGCTCGACGATGAGCCTGCCGACGAGCTCGACGATGAGCCTGCCGACGAGCCGGCCGACGAGCTCGACGATCGCCCGGCCGAGGTTGAGCCTGAGGCCATGCCGCAGCCCGCTGAGAGCGCGCTTGAGGCACCAACGCCGCTCATCCGGGCTGGCGGTCACATCGACTACGGCGATGGCCGTGGGTGGGTCGTAGAGGAGCTATAACCATGGCGTTGATAGCCATTCAAGAGGGTGAGGCGGGCGTCCAGTCCGTGAACCTCAACCCGGCCAATGGTGGCGGGGACACCATCCAGGCTGGCGTGCGCGCGGGTGGGTGGGAACTCCCTATCATCCTCGTGGTCAAGAACACGGATGCTGCAACCAAGACGGTCACGGTGGATGGCGTCGCCTACATCGTGCCGGCCACGACCGGTTTCGCGATCATCCCAATTCGACGGGGGATCGGCAACGTGATCGTTCCCGTCACGTACTCGGGCGTGACCGGCGTCACGGTCGGTGCGTTGCGGCTAGCCAAGTCCGACTAGTCGAGTTCGATCCCGACGAGAGACGCCGAGGAGGTGAGCCGCGATGGTGTGGAAGCCCGACTATGTGACATTGGAAGAACAAAAGCATTACATGCGCATAACCGACCCGGAGCATTCCGTGGACACTCGGGATGACCCCGAGTTGGCTGCCGCCATCACGGCCGCGTCCCGGGCGATTGACTATCACTGCAATCGACAGTTCGGCAAGACTGCCGGGGCCGAGCAACGGCTCTACACGCCCAAGGTCCGTGGTTGCGAGTGGGTTATCGACATCGACGACTTGATGACGGCCGCGGGGCTCGTGGTCGTCATTACGGGTGTCGGGACACTCACGGCGTACACATTGGACCCCGCCAACGCGGCGCAAGAGGGTAAGCCGTGGACACGGTTGATCGTCAACGCGGACTCGACGGTCAAGCCTCGGGGTAAGCGGAATGAAGCGGCCATCACGGCGGACCCGTGGGGTTGGGCGGCCGTGCCGGTACCCGTGCGGCAGGCCACCTTTTTGCAGTCGTCCCGCTTCCACACGCGGCGAAACAGCCCGTACGGCGTGGCCGGTTCGCCCGATCAGGGCTCAGAGATGCGGTTACTGGCGCGTGTTGATCCAGACGTTGGTGTGTCGCTTCGCGGCCTGAGGCGACCACGGGGGAACGGCTAATGGAGCTCGGCGTGGTCATGGACCAGGTTGCCGCACGGCTCGACCTGATCGAGGGGTTGCGCTGCGAGGCCCATCCGACCGGCATGGTCAACCCGCCCGGCGCGGTCGTGCTCTACCCCGAGGACTACGAGTATGACGGGACCTACCAGCGCGGCATGGACCGAATGAGGCTGCCCGTGTTGCTCGTGGTGGGCCGGGTGGTCGATCGATCCACACGCGACCAACTGACCGCGTATGCCAAGGGTTCCGGTCCCCGGTCGGTCAAGGCCGTGCTGGAGTCGGGAACCTACACCGCGTTCGATGAAGTCACGGTCAAGGGTGCTGAGTTCGACGTTGTGACCATCGCACAGACCGACTACATGAGCGCACTGTTCACATTGGACATCGTGGGACAAGGGAGCTGACTGGGCGATGTCGTTCGTACACAGTAAGAACACGGTCTTTCTTCTTAACGGTATCGACCTTTCCGCGTTCACCAATCAGTCCAGCTTTGGGCGCCGGGCGGACACGCACGACGTGACCACCTATGGCAAAGATGATCACGTCTTTGTTGGTGGGCTCGGCAACTCCGACATGTCGGCCAGCGGGATCTACGACAACGGTGCGACTGGTCCGCGCGACGTGATCGAGCCGCTCGTAGGTCAGACCGTGCCGTGCGTGCGGCGACCCGAGGGCACCGGTTCCGGTAGGCCGCAAGACACGGTCAACGTCGTGGTGGGCGAGTACGTGGAGACCTCGCCCGTCGCGGACATGGTGGCGTGGTCGGTGCAGCTCCAGGGCTCCGACACCGTTACCTCTATCAACCAGCCGTAAGGGAGCGCCGTCATGGGTGTACTCGCACTGACCACGCCGAACAGGGCCGGCGTGGTGTCCACGGGCGCTGCGGTCGCCGCGTCCGACACGATCCCCTCGACGGTGCTCGGAAGCAAGGGCGTCATTCTGGAGATCATCAACGGCAATGCCTCGCCGGATGTCATGACGATTTCCGACGCTAGCATCACGCCGTCAGGCGCGCCCGCCGCGGCCAACGGGCCGACCGTCACCAACGGCACGAGCAAGGTATTCCACGTCCGACCTGAGCAGGTGGACTCCGCCGGCAACGTGACGGTGACGCACAGCGTCACGGCCACCGTTACCTACAAGATGTACCCGAAGGACTGAACACTGTGGACAAAGAGACACTGTTCGCGCCGGCCGCCAACACCCCATCGGGTATGCCTGAAGATGACGTGCCGTTGCCGTCCCGGGGCGGGTCGGTGCGCGTGCGTGGTCTGTCGCGCGATGAGGCCCTTGCGGTTCGCGGCATCAAGCATGAGGCTACCGCCGAGCGTGTGATCTTGTCTTACGCGATGGTCGACCCGCCGATGACCCAGGAAGAGGTCGGGCGCTGGCAGAAAGCTTCTATTGCTGGCGAGATGGAAGACGTTACCGACAAGGTGTCCGAGCTGTCGGGCCTCTCGGACGGCGCGGCCAAAGAGGTAGTGAAGGAACTGGTGGCCGATCCGGACGCCGAGTTTCGAGC